CGCATCGCTGCGCTTGTTCAACTTAAAACTAAGATCGATGACATTGTTAATCTGATCGAGATCGATGCGAGAGAGCTGTGAAGTCTCGGCCGCATCGAGGCCCTTATACTTGACCTCTTCGAAATCAACCATGCGCGCGACGTTATCGACACACCAGCGGTTCTTAACCGCCAGGTCAAAGATCTTCTTCAGCGGATCTAACTTGTTCTTGATCGTGTTATGCGCCAGGCGCTCCCCTGTCTTTGAATTACGGAAGTTGTCCTCGAGCAGCTCCTCGATCTGCGCGGCCGTAACGTCCATGCACTGCAGCTCCGAGAACGGCACGCCATCGACCAGGAGCGTTTTCCAAGACAGGGCTCCGCTGGTCACGTTCGCCAGTTGCCCAGCTGAGATGTTACGGCGGTCCTCTCGGCCATCTGACTTCTTGATGAAATCATCGATGGCTCTGCCAACCGACTTCTCGGGATGCGCGGTGATGATGCCGCCTGCAATCTGCTGGCCGTTTAGTTTCATTGCCTCGGCCTCGGCCTCTTCCTTCGTATGGAAGAAACGGCGAGACTTGCCGACTTGGTTTTTATCACCTGCAACCTTAATTGCATCTGCGCGTACACTTATGTAAAAGCGAGCGCGGCCTGGCTTGCGGCGCTCTTTGTCTTTCGACTCTTTGACGATGATCTGTTTTTGATTGCTCATTGCTCAGCCCCCCTATGCTGCACGCTTCAAAAATTCTGGAATATCCAGAAGGTCATCATTGGCTGCTGCCGGAGCCGGATCGATCACCGCGAGGTGATCAACCAGCAACTGATAACGCCAATGATCGGTCTGGCCGGCGGCCTGGAAATCCGCGATGGCATCTTTGGTGCGCGCGATGTCGAAGTCGCGAGCTGCGTTGTTACGCTCGGCAGCGGTGCCCAGCTGAGCTGCGCCGTGGACTTCACCGCGCTTGGCCTTGCGCTCGACGCGAGCGCGGAAGGCCGGAAGGGTTTCGCCCTTCGATGCTTGCCGACCATGGTTGACGGCAACGTTGACACTGTCGGCGCTATCAAAACGATGCGCGTCCATAACAGCGATGCCACGCAGCATGTGCAATTTAGGACGCACGATGCCATCGGCTTCATCGGTTTCGAACCAGGCATCCAAGTGAGCGAACATTGCATCGATGCGGGCCTGCCACTCGGGGCTGTTCACTTTCCAGTAATCACCGGAGCTGCCGATGGCGATGTGGTTGAAAGTTTCCACCAAACGGATGAGCTGCTCAAAAGATTCATGCAGGTGCCAAACGGGAACCAGGCGATCATCATCAAGGCCGCTCTGATTGGCTTCTGAGATCAACTCATTGTTCTGGTCGGTGGTGCCGTCAATTACGTCGGGGATGATGACCACGGCCTGGGGGCAACGATTGCAAACATCTTTTGCCCAGGCATAGAAGTCATCGAGGTAGTCTTGATCGTCGGCAATCGACACGCCGTTCTTGAAAGCGGTGAAAGCGCCGTTGTCGAGGAAGAGGATCTCATCTTTGCCGACCAGCTCGATGGCGCGGTCAACTTGAACACCGAGCTTGTTGTTGCCCGGCCTTGCATAGAAGTAGCTGGCGAGGAAGCTGCCGCCGGCCAAGGCGTCAATGGCTGGCTTGCCGTTGACTGTTCCGTTAAGCGGTAACCCGTGAACTACGTGTTTGTTTAACAATGTCTCTCTCCGGTAACTAGTGGAATCAAAGGTGTCCGTGCGATTCATTATAGTTACTGTGAGTTACATTGCAAGGGAAACGTGCGGTCCTCAGGCAAAAACCTGGAGGGCGTTAGGTTTCAAAAATCTTTTGGCACTGGGTCTGCACTGGGCACAAAAAAAAGCCCTCCATTGCGGAGGGCGTGTGTCTTATAAGTGATTGATTTTACTTAACTATGAGTGGTTGCGGGGGTAGGATTTGAACCTACGACCTTCAGGTTATGAGCCTAATGACCTTATGAAGCACAGTTATCCTGGTGCGACAGAGTGACAGTTCTCTGCCATTTTCTCTCATTATATTTATTCTAGTTGCACACAATTATTCTGGTTGCAGATACGTTTTGGCACTGGGTCTGCACTGGGTTTTGGCACTGGCGAAATCTCAGTGCCAAAATTAACTTTCAGCCATCACTGAGGAACAGCTCTTTCTCCGCAGCTCTACGGCGAACGAGCCCTGGTAAGATCCGGCCGCCGCCTCTACGGAACTGCCACCAGATGTCAGCGGCTCCGTAGTAATCGCCGCGCGCCAGGCGCTGCCTTATCGTACTGCGGGCGAACGCGCCGGTCCCGATGTTGTAGGCTAGTGAGCAGCTCGCATCGAACATGCCTTGGGTCAGCTGGGCCCGCGTGAGGACAAGTCTCGTAATTGCTTCCTCAACGTGTCGGCACGCATATCTGAGATAACTTTCGCCGGTGACCTTATCGATATCGTCTGCATGAGGGGAGATAGGCAAGCCTCGATTATCATAACAGCTACCCCACCCCTGCGTGATATAGCCGCTTTGACATTTATAAACTGAGGCCGACCACCCTTCGAAATGTTGGATTATCTCCAGGCCGCGCGAGCTGATCTTCATGTGTGGCCGCGCCGGTTGAACGACCGGCTGCCGTAATAAAATGAGACTACGGTTGTGAACGTGGCTTGCATGGGCTCCGACCAGATAGCCTGGTAGAGATCCAACGTGATCATGTCAAACGCCAACAAATATGTGAGGATGAAAAATTCCAGGAACAACAAGTACCCGATGCTCGGCCGAACGCTTGCGGCATAAGTGACCATCCAAGTCGATGCGCTCTTCATCATCGCCTTGTCATGTTTCAGCAGCGCTTCGCTCTCGCGTATGTCGGCCTCGACATGCAGATGCTGGAGCTTGATCTCACCGAGAGCCTTCTGTTGATCGATCTGGGCCGAAATGAGCTTCAGCTCATGCGCCTTGTCTTGGCGGTCCTGGAAGAAGTCCATCACCTTCGGCAGAAACGATGTGCCAAAGCCAAGAACGGAACCTAATAAACTAAGCATTATAATAAGACTCCTATTACGACAACTTGCAGGACCAACAACGTAAGCCCGACCATCCTTAAATCTCCTTTTTAGGCTGGGAAAAATCTATCGTGGTGCAGAGTGCAGCCCACTGCGCAAACGCACCGAGCGCTTGGTGCTCATTATAATATTTCTCAGTGAGAACTTTTGAAGGGCAGGCCTTGACCGGCATCGCGGTGACATCGTGCGCACCATCGTGCCCAATAATGAAAACGATGAGATACAAGACTTTCATTCCACCGGCCCGTGTCTGGAGTTGTGAATCTTCTCAAGGTGCTCGATGCGGCGGCGAAGATCTTTGTCGATGTAATCCAGGCTGGTGATCAGACGCTCAGATCGTCTGGCGTCTTCCTCGCGCTTCGATGGCGAGAGCATACCGGCGAGGATGTCTACGCGCTGTATCTGTGTGTCGCTGGTATTTTCGAGCTTGTCGGTGCGCCCGTCAGCGGATCGAAGCTGGCTTTCTACGTCTTTGATCTGTTCCGTAAGGCGAGTGATTTGCGCCCTGGCTACGGCGGCAGTGCCAATGACGGATGCCGCCACGCCGCCCAAAGTAATGAGCAGTTTGACATCGACCATCCCGTCCATTATTTAATCGCCCCGCCAGACGTTGCCGCATAGTAGAGCCAGGCCGCAATGAGGGCCGCACAGAAAATGACGCCAGCCCCTTTGGCGCACTCTAATAAAATTTTCCTGTTCCGCTCTTGGCGCTCCCGTTCAGCTTCGCGAGCAGCCGCCTCGCGTTTCTTCTTTTCTGCAATCGCTATCTTTTGGCGTTCGAGAATCGCGGCCCAAGTGCCTTCCCCGAAACGAGCCTCTAAAGATTTTCGGAGTGAGTTGAGCGCCTCTTCGTGCTCTTCGTGCGCCACCTGACTTCGGGTAGCACCGGCAAGCGTGGTTTCGTCGTCCACGGAGCCGTCTTGCGCTCCCATGCGGCTCTCGATGACCTTCTCATTGTGAGACCGCTCTTCAACGGCCTTTTTATTTTTCTTGACCTCTGAATTGGAATTAAAGATTGCGTCTAGGTGACCGCCGATCTGCGACAGGTCGTCGGCTGTTTCAATGGCTGATTTGCAAGCGCTGATTGCCACCTTGGCCGCACTATAGCTCGCAGCGAGAGTTACCGGGTCCATCCATCATTCTCACGGCTTCGTGGGCCAAGGATCGGCAACGCCGTCCTTACCTTGTTCAAATTCATTCCATTGGTTCTGAAAAGCCACTGGGTCCGACGTATTGGCTGGAAGATTTCGCAACGCAACGCGATAAGCTTTCATATCATCAGTAAGCGTCACATCGTTGAGAGAAAAGTAGTCGGTCTCCTGCAACCGCTTGTTCCGCTCTCTTCTAATTGACTCCAGGCAGAGGGCACTCGCACCGGCTTCACTCCGTGTCTTACGATCAAGCAGCGCTTGTTCTTCGGCGTCAGTGAGTTGGACCTCTTCACCATTTACAATTTTTGTTGTCATCAGGCGCTCCTATGTCACGTTCGTTCCATATAATTTAAAATGAATTTTCTCAAAGGTTCCTGAGTTGGGGTAAATCTTAAACGCATCCACGTCACCCTGAGTTCCACCACTCGCCGTGTGAAACCAAGCGTTATTGCAGCGCACGGGTGCGTACCCTGCATTGTGATACGACCAATCGCACATGCCACCCGGTTGGGCCTCGCCATCCTTATGCCGATCAATAGTCATGGTGCCAAAAAGGTTCGCAACATCGGCTGGCTTATAGGTGGAGCCATACGCGGTTAATTCAGTTTCGCCAGCGCTAGTTCCATGCCGTCCCTCCGTGGCAATATCACCATTGTTTCGCGTCACATGGCTTGTAGAATACCAGTCGTCAGTAAGTGCAGAAGCTGCACCTCCAGCGTTTGAATAGTTTGAACCGTTATCGTAGCTAATCGCGACCATCAGCGGTTCACTAGCACTTAGCTGCACATTCCACAGGTGGAGAATATAAAAATCGTGGGTCAGCCCTGTGAACGCCACTTCCGCTTGTGATGATGAGTAGCTGCCTTGCTGCTTTAGATCATAAGCGCCGCTGGCTAGATCAAGAATGCCCTGCACCGTGTCCCGTTTAGTGTGATTACTGTCAGTCGCATCACCGTACATTATTAGGTCGCTGGCAGTTATCGTCACATCCGAGTAGTCACCGATCAGTGCATCTTTTGTTAATGTGCCATCGATTGCGTTGGCATCAATGTTTGCGGTGCCGACCAACCCCCTGGCCGGGCTGCTTCCTAGGTATGGCATGTAGATTACTCCGGTTTCGGGTTGTCGGATTTAACTTTGGCAATAGCAGCGTACCAATTGCCGTCTTTATCGGCCTTGCCGGCGGTCATGTCGTGAAAGAGCATGTCGAGTTGATCTGCTAATTCAGCGTATGCGTCCCGGCGCTTTTCTTGATAAGCCGTCGCTGCGACGTGAGCTTCATACTCCGCAGTCCAAGCGTCTTGATTTGACTTCGAAGGTATCCCGCCGGGGAAGGCCGTAATCACGCCGTCCTTCGTCTCCATTCCGGCTTGGTGAGAAAATTTCCAGCCGATTACACTTGCAATATCAGTCATACTGAAATTTCCCAGATTGTCATCGTTGTTGCCAAAAGCCCGTTGTGCATATCGCCGCCGCTTGCAGTCTTGTTCAGATACATTGTCCCGCTGGAGTTGGTCCCGACCCGAACCTTGAAGGTGGTTTCCGATGTTGTCCCAGCCGTCATGTAGTGTGTAAGCGCGAGTGGCGAGAAGACGTTCGTACTGTCGTTGAACTCGATTCCAGACGCCAATGCGCCAGCCGTGCTGTCTTGGAAGAGTGCGTAGCTGATTGTGTCGCCGCCGCTTGAAAAGGTGCATTGCAAAAATGCTTGGATCAAAAGTTTATTGCTCGCGTTGGTCGGCGTGATCGCCCTGGTAATGAACTCCACTCCCTCGGAATTTTGAGGCGTTGTGTTATCCCCTGGCATGGTGGTGCTACCAGAGGCACTGGATCCGACCTGTGTGTGAACGACCTGCACAACTTTACCGCCGCCAGCAGCCGCAAAAACTGGCACAGAACCAGCGCCTTGTGACTTTAAAAAATGGCCGCTTGTCCCGGCACCAACAGCAGCAGGGTTTCCGCTGGCATCCCAAGTTATAAGTTCGCCATCAGTGCCGGATGCGATTTTCGCAAGCGTCACGATGTCATCGCCCAGGTCACCTGTCGTTAAGGCAGCCTCGGCCGGTTGACTTCCTAAAAATGGCATCAGGTGATCTCCATGAACGAGAGTGAAATGTCGATATAATTATCGGCGGCGGCTTGAGCGGTTATGCTGTCTGTCGTCTGCAAGACAATCTTCTGCCCCGCAAAAACTTCCAGCGTTGACCCAGCAGGGATCGATGTGTCCTTCAAAAGGTACACGTTGGCGTTTGTGTTTGGGTTGCCGCCAGCCGTGTCCGACACAAGGATGACATCGATGTCGGTTGCCGCGCTATGACGATT